GCGAGGAGACGGCGGACGCGCTGTTCCGCCGGGCGAAGAACGCCCGCACCGCCGTGGAGATCGAGTGGGAGAAGTGCAACGACTACTACAACGGCATCCACGACGCGACGAAGGAGATGGTCGAGTACTGCCGCGCGAACGATGTTCCGTGGATCCCGGCGAACATGCCGGATCCGTACATCCTTGTGGAGACGCAGATCAACCCGAACGTGCCGGAGCCGGAGTTTCGCGGGCGCGACGACGATCTCGACAGCAAGAAGGCGAAGCAGCGCGAGTTTGCCGTGCGCTACATCATCGAGAACAACCGCCTTTCCGACATGAACACGCGCAACGAGCGCCGGCTTTTGAAGCTCGGCGATGCGTTCTGGAAGGCGTACTGGGACCGGGACATGCGCTGCGGCGTGAACGAAGGGGATATCCGCATCCGGGATATCCCCACGGAGGCGATCTTCCCCGACCCTGCCATCCGCGACGGCGGATTGCAGGACGGGCAGTATGTGGACTACGTCTACACGATGCACAAGGTGAAGTTCTGCCAGGTGTTCCGCCGCGAGCTGGAGGAGCTGGGACTGACGGCGGACGACATTCTCACGGAGGACTACGTTTCCCGCACCGGCGTATTCGATCTCACGACGGCCATCAACGATCTGGACGACACGGTGCAGGTGCTCGAGCACTGGTTCCGGCAGCCGTGCGACACGGAGGAGGACGGCGAGACCGTCCCTGCCGGAGCTGTGGCGTGCTCGATCCTCGCGGGAGGGCGCGAGCTGCGGTACATCCCGAACTACTGGAAACGCACATGCAAGCAGAACAGTCTCTTCCCGTTCGTGCATTACTGGCGCATTCAGGACGAGAACCGCTTCTGGAACAAAAGCGAGCTCATGCCGATACTCGAGCTTGTGGACGCGGCCGACCGGAAGCTCGCCATGAGCATTCTGAACGACACGTTCCTCGCAAACGACATCATTCTTGTGGAGGACAGCGCGCTTGCCGACGGCGAGGAGTTTACCAACGAGCCGGGCGCGGTGATTCATCTCAAGCAGAACCGCATGGGCGGCGTGCAGCGGCTCGGCGGACTGCAGAGCATAGCGAACGGCGCGATGGGCGTGGAGTTCTTCAAAAACCAGATCGAGCGCGCCAGCCGAAACTACGACATCAATCAGGGCAGAGAAACGACCAAGGTCACGACGGCGACCGGCCTTGCCATGATGCGGCAGGACGCGCAGAGCCAGGCGGACATCAAGGGCGCGGACCGAGACGCCGGATTCGAGCGGCTGTATGAGCTGCTCGACTGGCTGGCGCTCGAGTTCTTCGACGACGACAGGATGCTGTTCATCGGCGCGGACGAGATGAAGGACCGCGCGCCGCAGGCAATGCCGTTCAACGCTGACAGCTTCACGGCGGTCATGCCGAAGGTGCTGGACGGGGCCGGAAACGTTGTGCGCGAGGAGTGGCAGTACTTCCCGCGCGTGGACGTGACGATCACGGCGGGCGACAGCATCGCCCACGGCAAGGCGCAGACGCTGCAGGCGCTGCAGACGCTCACGCAGAGCCAGATCACGGCGGAGAACTGGAAGCTGTTTGCCGCGCAGCTTGAGCTCATCGATCTGCCGGGCAAGCAGGAGATCATCAACGAATGGCAGCAGAAGTTCGCCGTACCGGCCATGGAAACATCCTACGGAGGCGGCGGAGCGGGAGCGCTCGGCGAAGCGGCCGCCGGCGGAGCGATACCGGGGGCGCAGACGCTGCCGCTGCTGGGAGGTGCGCCGACGGCATGAAGTGCCCGAAATGCGGCATTGAGATGACGAAAAAGAACGCGGCGGAATGGGAGTGCCGCAACCCGAAGTGCGTTCGGTATCAGGGAGGAAAGAAGAAGGATGGCTAACTTTTGGGATTGGGTGAACAAGCAGGCCAACAAGCAGCCAGCGACCGGGGACGAGCTGCTGTACGCCGATGCGCTGAAAAACCAGGAGGCGAGAAATGCTGCGAATAACCAGTACGCCGCGGCTGCCGCTGCGGCGAAAAGCGGGAGCGCGAACAGCTCGTCTCTGCAGGGGACCATCGATCCCGACCGGACGGGCGCAGCGGCGCCGCCGCGAAAAGGGCTCTATGACCAGACGGGCATGAACGCGCCGGCGGCGAATGCGGCAAGCGGAGCGATAACCGGCGCTATGGCCGGAGCGGGACGCCTGCCGAAGCCGGACGGAGCGCAGCAGCCGACCACGACGCCAACGCAGCCGGGCACGTCCGGCGGCAAGGTGACGTATATCGACCCCAACGGCGACGCGCAGAAGGGCACGACGGAAGGAACGCCGGAGGAGACGCCGGGCGAGCCGCAGCGGACGTATCTGGACGAGCTGCGCGATCAGTACCAGAAAATGTACGACGACGCGGTGAAGGCCAACAACGACGCGGCGAAGGCCGCCGCCGAGCGGGCTCTCGCGCAGGCGGAGAAGGGCGTCGGCGAGCTCGGAGACCAGTACGGCAGTCTCAACAAGCAGCTCTACCGCGATTACATGGAATCGCTGCGCGTGCTGCCGCAGGAGATGGCAGCGAGAGGCTACAGCGGCGGCATGAGCGAATCGGCCCGGCTGGGGCTGGATACGGCCTACGGCGAGCGGCTGAACGAGAACGAGGCCGCGCGTATCGCCGCCATTATGCAGCTGCGGCAGCAGGGCGCGGACGCAGAGTATCAGGCGAACGCCGCGCGGGATCAGGCGAACGCGCAGGCGCAGCAGAATCTCTACGCGAACATGATGAATCTCATTCTTCAGCAGCAGCAGGACGCCGCGACGAAGGCACAGAACATGGCGCAGTACGGCGACTTCTCCGGCTATCTCGGGCTCGGCTACACGCAGAGCGAGATCGACCAGATGCAGAAGGCGTGGATCGCGGCAAATCCGGAGCTGGCGAAGACACTGGGGTATGTCAAGACGCCGGAGCCGGTGTACAGCTCTTACAGCGGATCCGGCGGCGGGAAAAACAACACGCCGAGCGCTGAGCAGAAGGCGAACGGAAGAGATCTTCTGAACGAAGCGATACAGCTTAAAAATGGCGGGACACCGTACAGCCAGATCGCCAAGGCACTCGACGAGGAAGCTGCCGCGGGAACGATCACGACGGCACAGGCGGAAGCGGCAAAGCGAGCGGCGATAAGCAGCGGTCTGGATAACGCCTATGCGTCGATGAAGAAAAACACAACGCAAAAGGCCCCCGTCTCCATAGGGAGACCGATCACTGAGGGCGACTTTTACAGCCAAATTCTCGGAGGTAGAAAATGAGCCTTACGGAAAGAATCTACGGAAAAGAGACAGCCGGAAAACCGGCTGTCTCTTCGGACACTCGGAAGAACCTGTATACTGCGGCGGCGAATAAAAAGCCGTCGCTCGCAAACCGCATTGCGCAGAACGGCGGGCGGCCGACGCTCTACGCTGACGCCGCAGCAAAGCAGAAGCCTTCGCTTGCAGGCCGCATCGAGGCCAACGGCGGGACACCATACGCCGACGCGGCGGCGCAGATGAAGAGCGGGAATGCGGCGAAGGGCACGAGCGTCGTTTTCAACAGCGTGTACGGAAAGGCGGATGACCGGGCGAGCTCGGCCGGCTCCGGGAAGTATGCCGATATTCTCAAAGCGAGCGACTATACCGAGCTTT